GGCTAATACCCTCCAGCTGACTGGGCCCCAACGATAGTTTCGGCCTAAAAGCTTGTGCAGGACCCCGACCTAGGCTCTAGACTCATTCCGCTTTAAGCGGATGTCCGGTTAACCTCAGGTGTGGCAGCGCCTCAATGCTAAAAGAGGTAAACTGTCACACTGGTGCACTAACAGGTGAAGATTCCTGCTCTGGTTCTTCGTCGCCGGCTACGGGCATAGCATGTCAGCCATCCCCACACCGGAGGGCTAGCACCCCACACCGGTCGTGCGCCCGCGACGTCTGAACTAACCATATAGCAACCCTACAAATCAAAGCTATGAATAACTTTAACTTGCAGTGGCTGACTTGGTTGAAAGGCGTATCGGTCTTCTTGGGAACCCTCCTTTGGGAGGTAGTACTGCCATCAATTCTGACATTTACGATTACTATCGTTCTTGTCTTGGTGGCTTTGTACCGTTCCTTTTCCGTCATCGGCGAGGCCCTTGACCACCTCTCTGAGGTGGGTTGGGACAAAATCCGGGAAGGAAGGATCCGGGGCTCAACATTCTTTAAGAAGTTGAGCACCCTGAAACCTGTTTTCCCGGAGATGCGCTGGATGACAGTCGGGGAAGTTCACCGAGTTGTCGTACGCCTAGTCAGAATCATCGGGGAGAACCCGGCATTGTGGCTTGTCTTGGCGCGACGCTTCGTTACCTTGTGGGAGAAAAGTGGAACTCGTTTCACTATTTCATACCTCAAGGAATGTCGCCTCGCGCTCTTGGCATGGGCGAACTCGCGGGAGTACACACCTAACCCAGGTGTGCGCTTACGTCGAAACGCGCGCGGGCTTCCGTTGATCATTCCGGCGAAACTTCGTCCGGAGTCTCTGAGCTCTGCTCATGAGATTTTGATCTTTCGGGGCCTACACACGGTATTCAACTTGTACCGCGTTATGGACTGGAAGGGTGCTCGTCCGGACTTTTCCTCGATTACTTCACCGTTTTCGGGGGTGTCTACGACGCTCTTCGATGGGGAGATCGCTGCCGTATTGAAACTATTCACGATTCCACGTTTATCCTTAGGGTACGTGGCTCCGTGGGTTAATGTTTCAAGTGGGCCTAATCACCCCTGGTCCCTCTGGGGTTCTGCGAAAGACATCCTGGCATTCAGCTTAAATCTTCCAATATTATTGGTCTTTATGCTGTACGCCTGGTCGAGTCGACAGCGAATGCTGGCCGTTTGGCTAGCTATCGTGTCTCTTCTTCTGATGCCGGTCGCACTCTTCCTTTGGTATCGAGGAACGCGTCTACCGCTAGGGCGACTAGTCGTCCTGGCGAAGGATGGAGGAGGAAAGCGCCGAGTCGTAGGTGTTGTAGATTACTGGTCCCAATGGGTCCTTCGTAGTCTGCACCTCTACTTATTCGACGTTCTCCGCCGTATCCCTCAGGATGGGACGTTTGACCAGATGGCTCCTATTGGGAACCTTCTGGACTACTCCCGCCTAGGGTACCCCTCATATAGCTTCGACCTGTCGAATGCGACAGATCGCCTACCGGTTGCTCTCCAGGAGCAGATCCTTCGGATCCTCACTGGTCAGCGGATTCTCGCGTTAGCCTGGAGGCTTTTAATGGTCTTCAGAACTTACACGAATCCGGCCGTCGGTCGTATTAAGTACGCCGTCGGTCAACCAATGGGTGCACTTTCTTCCTGGGCCATGTTAGCGTTCACCCACCACATTATTGTGCAGGTGGCTGCTTACCGCTCAGGGTGGAAGGGATGGTTTCCATTGTATGCTCTCTTAGGGGATGACATTGTCATTCTTACTAAGGGTGTAGCCGATGAGTACTTGTCCATTATGCGATATCTCGGAGTTCCGATTAATCTGGGGAAATCTATTTCCTCGGATAAAGGGCTCCTTGAGTTCGCAAAGCGGGTAGTCTCTCCACATGTTGGGGACCTATCTGGGGTTTCCGGTCGTGAGTTGTTGAGATTCACTCGGAGCCCTGGGCAAGCCATCAATCTGTTTTCACATTTGATAGATTTAGGCTTTATCGTTTTTCCCAGCCAGGGGTTGGAGATGGTGAAGCGGCTCGGGTCCGACCTTCGTCGGTTTCCCGGGTCACTTCTCCTTGCGAGCGCCTATATGCGCAGCCGTTTATCAGGAGTATGTCGTCTTCCGTCCAGCGCTTGGCCAGATGAATGGTTTCGTTTACTCCATGGACCGGAAGTGTTACGGTCTGCCGTTCGCACGGTAGACCTTGCCTGGATAGAAGATGTCTTCTACCGGGCAGCTCTAACCTTCCGCGGCCGCGCCCTTGTGGCACTGAAAAGCTTTACCATTTCGTGGTTTCGCTATCCAGTGTTTAAAGGGGTGCTCGGCGGGATTCTCTCGATCCCGCTTCTGCTTATCTCTCCAGGACCATACGCC